CTTAAACCAATGCCGGTTGGTCCAATGCCAGTTCTGTGTGGGATCATCGTGCAGTGGATTTTCCATGATTTTAATTCCCAACTCCGTGATGAAGAAAAGCTTGCACGATAGTGTAGACCGCCAGCATCGCAGTCGGCAATCCCAACACCCACGCGCCCCAAACGCGGATGGACGCCCGAAAGACCACGCGTCTCTCGTACCACTTGAGCACCCGCCGAGTCTGCTGAGACTCACGAGGTTCAAGCGGCTCTTTGGATAAATCGTTGTCGGGGTCCCACTGAAACGGCATCCGCTTAACCTCCAAGGCAATCGCGAACTTGATCCTGCTTTTTGAACGGGAACGCTTTTACGAAAGCCTCCTCGTCCGGGTCCAGGTTCTTTGATTTCTGGAACGCTTCCTTGACGCCATCGCAGAATGCGCCCGCTATCGGGGGAGGAGACGGAGAAACCGCAGGACGCGCCGACCTATGTTTGTGGCCGCAAAAGAAAAAGCATGGCGTGCTGCCGGGCCGCGCGCTCGCGACGACTTCCACGACAAGAATAAGTGCCAAAGCGAACACAAGAGCGACCACGATGGATTTCATTACCGCACCCGATAGGCTACGCAGCCGAGTCTCTGCCCGATTTGATTTCGCTGCTTCAAGTCCATGCCGAGGATCGGCCCGGCGTACCGGCCACTTGTTCTGTTGTAGGTGTTGTAGACGATTGGCCCGACCAGCGCCGAGCAAACGGCGTGTAGGCCAGCGGGCGACATCTGTACGCAGCCGCCGGGATCGGCCGCGCCCATGAGAAGCGTCGCGAACATGATGATCCAAAAAGGTTTGCGCATCGGGATGTACTTACACATGGCGCTTCCTCCGCCTAAACAGCAATGCGAGCGGGCAAATCAGATAGAGCAAACTCCAATTGGTCCTGCGCATCTTAGTTGTCCTTGCTGTCCCACGGGTCGGCGCGCTTGCGCGCCTTCGGGGCGGTCGTGCCCTTGACGGTCCGGTCTACAAAATTGTTCGTTGCCGCTTGCTGCGCCATGACGTGAGATTTTTCAAGTTTTATGCCAAAGCCTTCGCCGACGAGGAACGCGACCACGAAAATCGCGAGACCAATGAGGGCTATCTTGGCTTTCACAACGGGGATGAAGTATGCGCCCGCGAGCAACAGGATAACCACGCCGATGCCGACACCGAAGTGCCAGATCATTGTCCACAATCCAGCGAAGAAGTGCTCGACGAGATACGACAACATAATTCAGCCCCCCGAAAAAGAGTGTTGGCCCCGCGCCGAAGCGCGGGGCGAGTTTGGTTAGACCTTCGCCGCTACGTCAACGACGGCGGCCTTCACATCGGTGGCTGCGGTCTTGGCCGCAGCCTCAATGGTGGAAGCGGCTTTTTCCCCGACTGTCGTTAGGTCGGAGGCCGTGGACGACGTTCCCGGCGCGGCTGCGGCGGGCTTAGCCGGTGCCGCCACTAGAGCCGCAGCTACGGGCACGGGCTTGACCGCTACGGTAGCGGGGGCGGCGGGCGCGAGTGTCCCGGTTACTTTGGCGATGGCATCCGCTTCTGCGGTCTTGAGGGCGGCCAACGCGTTCGTTTCGTTGGCGTTGAGGGCCGTGCGCAGGGAGGAGGGGACGCCCTTGAGCACGTCCTTGACGTACCGAACTGTGAACGCACCGATGAGGTATGCGAGCACGAGCGCGCCGTACAGCCACAGTCCTGAAAGCTCGAACATGGGAATTACTCCGGGATAAGAGGGTTGCAAACCTGCCTTTATGGCACGACGGCGGCTCGTCGGCAACCTGAGTTAATTTTCGGGCCGGGCGGGAGCGAACTCCGCCTGAGTCTACCAATCTCCCCGGCTTGTGACACACCCGCGTCAATTAGGTAGCGGGTGGCCCAAACGCTTACCGGCGGCCCGTATTTTTGTCAGTCATCCTTGTGGCAAAGGGCTGTCTCCGCGTTGCGGCGGCGGACTAGCCCGGTCAATACCCGTCCGTTGGCGTGAACGTAACCCGTGAGCGCGTTGCATGCGGAGGGGTGATTTCGCTTGTAGGCCGACGACTGAGGCAGGAACGTAGTGTAGTCGCCGCCCGCATTCAAGTAGCGCGTCATCGCCCCGTGAGCGAAGATGCCAGCGCCGAGATTGTACGCGGCGTCCGTCATCGCCGCTTCGGTCTGCGCGCCCATGACGACGTGGATGTATTTCTTGATGCCGACGTTGTACTTCACCAAGCTCTGTTGAAGAAGATCACTGCACTGAGCCTTCGTGAACGTGGCGCGCATGGACGGGACAGGTCCGTCAGCTTTCGTCTCCCCATAGCACCACGTAATCGGGTGGCCGGTGCCGACGCGATCCACATATGGATGCGCCGCGTAGCCCTCGAAGCTGGCGCACATGGCGACGGTCATCGCGCCCGCGACCGCCCATCCGGTTCTCTGCCGCGCCGTCTGTGGGACGAAGTTAGGCATCAGGGAGTCCCTTCTGGCCGGTGAAGCGCGCGAAGCAAATCGCTATTGAGAAGCCGACGCTTATGAACATCATGCGCCACGCGCCGAGGTATTGCTGGAATGACGGGAGTGCAATCCAAAGGCCACCGACGACTGCCCAAAACAAGGCGATCTGTACGCTGCGCAGACGGTGCGCGAGACGCCACTCGGGCGCGGCGTGCGCGTCCATCCACAGGGACATGCGGCCCCGCGACGGGAAATTCTGCCACACGCTCTCGATGCACCATCCTACAAAGCCGAGCGCGGCGATGCCGAGCACGGTGAGGAAGATGATACTGGCGAGAGTTGAGATTGCAGCGTCCACGGGGACCCCCGAATGTCATGTCGAAGAATACCCCGAAAACGGGCATAGTTCGACACGGTGCGGGGGGACGCAAGGATCGGTTTATCACCAGCCTGACCCCACGTCAATCGTGAAACGTCTCCGTTGACACGACCATAGATGCCGTGCCATAAAACTCAAATGCCTGCCGAGACCCCTCGGGGTTTAATCGCGACGGATAAGGGCATTGAAGGGGGCTCCCGGTCGCTGCGTCGGGGGCCTCTTTCTCATTTTGGCGGGAGAGGTAGGGATCGAACCCACGACGCGCGGCTTTGGAGACCGCCGCTCTACCACTGAGCTACACTCCCGTGTTGGTACTACCGTGCAGAGTCGAACTGCAAAGACGCCGGTTCACAGCCGGGCCGCCTAACCGTCAGCATCGGTAGCGTAAAGTTGGTGCCGGTGCGAGGCATCGAACCCCGGACCTTCCGCGTATGAAACGGACGCTCTGGCCGACTGAGCTACACCGGCAAATTGGCGGGGGCAATAGGGATCGAACCTACGCGTGCGGGAGTCAAAGGCCCGTGCCTTACCTCTTGGCTATGCCCCTTTATTTGGTGCCTCCGGCCGGTTCCGACCCGGCTTTACCCGCTTGAAAGGCGGGCCTCCTAGCCACTAGAGGACGGAGGCGTTGATTGGAGCGGGCACGGAGGATCGAACTCCGATCTTTCGCTTGGAAGGCGTTGGCTCTACCGTTGAGCTATGCCCGCGTGATATGAAACGTCGGGTATGATCGTGTTATGCCCGACGAATTGGCGGAGAGTGGAGGGATCGAACCTCCGCATCGCTTGCGCGATGTATAGGGTAGCAGCCTACTGCCTTGCCGCTCGGCCAACTCTCCATGCGCGCTCGCGTATAAAGATCACATATGCGTGGTCGCGTATATTTTGGTGCTCCCGGGAGGAGTCGGACCCCCGACGACCCGGCTTAGAAGTCCGGCGCTCTGTCCGCTGAGCTACGGGAGCAAATTGGAGACGACGGGGTGAGTCGAACGGGTTTGCAGCCCGCTGCCTGTTACCGTTCGGCCACGTCGTCATAGGAATTGGCTGGCCCTCAAGGACTTGAACCTCGATCAGCGGAGTCAGAGTCCGCCGTCCTACCATTGAACGAAGGGCCAATTGGTGAACCCGAGAGGGGTCGAACCTCTAACCGCCCGGTTCGTAGCCGGGTGCTCTTTCCATTGAGCTACGGGTCCGTTGGCGCGGCGAGGGAGATTTGAACTCCCGTTACCCGCGTGAGAAGCGGGCTTCCTGACCATGCTAGAAGATCGCCGCGTGGAAATGGCTGGCAAGGCAGGGATCGAACCTGCGAACCTCCGGTTAACAGCCGGGTCGAATTACCACTCTCGCACTTGCCAATAAAAGATTGGTGGACCTGCGGGGACTCGAACCCCGACTGCACGGTATGCAAAACCGGCGTGCTCCCGTTATCACTACAGGCCCGTATTGGTGGCAAGGGGAGGACTTGAACCTCCGACGCCGGGCTTTTCAGACCCGCGCTCTACCATCTGAGCTACCTCGCCGTAACCTGAAACCTAAAAACGTCAAATGGCGCGGATGCCGGGAATTGAACCCGGGCCTCATGAGTGGCACTCACGAACTCGACCGTCAAGCTACATCCGCGTGTGAGTTATAGATTTTCAGCGTTGAGTTATAGGTTTTCATTGGTGGAGAAGGCAGGACTCGAACCTGCGAAGGCGTTAGCCGCCGGATTTACAGTCCGGCCCCTTTGCCACTCGGGCCACTTCTCCGTTGTTGGTTGCGCGAGCGCGGATTTGCACCGGCGTCGGCAGCTTATGAGGCTGCATAGGGGCTTGGTTACCTACTCCTACTATCGCGCAAAGTGGAGGAAGGGGAGTGGATTTGAACCCTCGAAACGCTTTCACGTTTACTGGTTTTCGGGACCAGCGCCTTAAGCCTGACTCGGCCACCCTTCCGTAATTGCGCAGTTTTGTTTAGGACTTTCGTCGGCGGATGGTCTGCAACACCCGACCGGGACCCCCGGCTATTTGGCGTTCCCGGGGTGAGTTGAACACCCGCCTCCCGCTTCGGAGGCGGGTGATCTATCCATTAAACTACGGGAACATAATTCCTATCTTCTCAAGAAAAACAATCTGTCGGTCGTCCTTCAACAACGTCGGACCTTTGCCGGTCTTGCCATCGAGCGCCTGAAACAGCGCGGTGACGAGGTTGTCAAGATCGGGTCCGGTCGGGTCGATGAACAACGCCGACAACGAAATTTGATGCGACATCTGTTCGAGGCCCGCTTCTTGAGCCGCGCGCCAAATCTCGACGCGGTATTGTTCAAGCACCTTGCGGTGGATGCGCCGATGCGGCGCGCCACGCACATTAGCGATCAAGAGACGCCGACGATGGTCGTACTGCAACTGCACGCGCATTATCACGCACTCCGTTGTTGGTGGTCCCGGCAGGACTTGAACCCGCAACCCGGCCGTTATGAGCGGCTGGCTCTACCATTGAGCTACGAGACCCGCAAGAGGAATTGGTCGGGGCGGCAGGATTTGAACCTGCGTCCTCCTCGTTCCGAACGAGGCCGTCTGACCGGGCTGGCTTACGCCCCGAAAGTTATACTCATTTTGCGGATTGAGTATAACCAGAATTGGCGCGACTGGCGGGTGCTGACCCGAATTACCACTCGTATCCGCCTGCGAACCAACAATCCTTTTTCTGGCCATTCTTTGCTGGCGTCAGGCGCAACGAGATTTCAGTTTTCCCGCCCCACGTATACGGCGGGAGCCTGTAGACTTTGCCGGTTTGCGGCAAGTAAACCATGACGCAATCAACTTCAAGCGGGCTGTATTTTCGTTGACCGCCGCGTCTATGGTTCGTTTGAGTTTTTACGCGAACCGATCCGTTACTCGCCGGTTTTCCATCCGCGTATTTTACTTGCACACGCGAGAGCTTCCCGCCCTCGTCGATGATTAAATCGTACCGATCAAAATCACCGACTGGCCGACTTACAGTGATCCGTTTTTCAAATGCACGGAAGATGACTTTCATCAAGGCTAACTCGCCTTTGAGACTGGTTTCGGACACTGGCATTTTGGCGCTCCTAGGGAGAATTGAACTCCCGTTCTCCGCTCGACAGGCGGGCATTCTACCATTAAATTATAGGAGCCTCAAGAGTGAGCTACAGCCGCAATTTGGTGCGAACAAGGGGACTCGAACCCCTAACCCTTGCGGGCAACGCTTCTCAGGCGTTTGCGTAAACCATTCCGCCATGTTCGCATTGTTGGTGGGCACTCGGGGGATCGAACCCCGGACGTTCGGATTAAGAGTCCGACACTCTACCAACTGAGTTAAGTGCCCGGGAAGAAGTGCTCCATGATGACGGTCATGGCGCTGAAAGTGTCCTCGACCTTGCGTACCTGCTCCCCGAGACCGGCATCCGGGGGAGGAGGAAATGGTGAACCTGTGTGGTACTGCCCCACTTGCGGACGGGTTAAAAGGCCGTTGCCGAACTTCTCTGGCTTTACGCTACAGGTCCGGCATCGTTTGAGTGGATCGCTCATTTTGTTTGCTCCGTTGTTTGGTGGACCAGTGAGGAATTGAACCTCCATGCGGGCCCCGTCGAGCCTTCGCCGCGCGCTATTTGATCCAACGCGCTGTTGATCTGCCCGCATATTTCTTCCGCCGTGGCCCGGCGCGTGCCGGGGGATATGTGGAAGTTGCGGGTGCGCCGGTTCGGGTCATCAAACAAGCGCGCCATCAGTTTCTCTTGCTCGGGTCCCATGTTCATTCTCCTGTTGTTGGTGGACCAGTGAGGAATTGAACCTCCATCGAGCGGTTATCAGCCGCTTGCTCTACCGTTGAGCTACAGGTCCGTGATTGGTGGGTCGTCGATGAATTGAACATCGGACATCCGCCATGTCAAAGCGGCGCTCTACCACTGAGCTAACGACCCGTAAAATGGTAGGCGCGGGGAATTTTGAAATCCCGACATCCGGTATGTAAAACCGGCGCTCTGCCTCTGAGCTACGCGCCTATAGGACCACACGACTGCACACAAGTGGGTCCCCGTCCGCTCGCCTACCTGTGCCGGTTACGAGCCGCGACGTTTTCGATTTGGTGCCCAAGGCAGGACTCGAACCTGCATGTGAGCCGCTTTTGAGGCGGCGGCCTTTACCAGTTTGGCTACAAGGGCGTTTGTTTGGTGCGCGTGGCAGGACTTGAACCCGCACGGGAGTTTACCCCGACGCATTCTGAGTGCGTTATGTCTACCGTTCCATCACACGCGCGTGCCGCTAGGGTGAGTCGAACACCCGACATCTTCCGTACCAAGGAAGCGGTCTACCACTGGCCTATAGCGGCGTAGTTGGTGCTCGGTGGAGGGATCGAACCCCCGCATCCTCGTTACAAATGAGGCGTTCTACCACTGAAACTAACCGAGCGAAATTTGGTGCCGATGCGAGGGCTTGAACCCCGGGCCTCCTGAGTACGAAACAGGCGCTCTACCATCTGAGCTACATCGGCAAAAGGGGGACCGTCTGCTACGCATCGCCGAAGGCGAAGGCAGTGGCGAGTCCCCCGAAGGAGACGTTTCACAATGGCAAACATCCCGACGCGCTCTTGCGAGCGGTCGTCAGGCAGACGGGTTTTCGTGTGATCGGGTCTCTGCGACCCCCCTGCCTGTGTTCGGCGGAGGGTGAGAAATCCTTCGCCGGTTAGATGGTATCTTTGATGAACACTTTTTCTTGGCACAATAAGGTCCACCCGCGCGGATTACTCCGCGTTGTGGCTGGCTTATTATGTGAGCGTCCTAGATACATCGACACGGCACTTCTCCACGCACGCAAAATGCGCGCGAAGGTGACGACATAGAGGAAGATGGCGGGGATGTCAAGCAAGAATTTTTCTCAGCGTCCCGTAGAACTCACGATGACGCGGATTGTTTCACACTTTTCAAGGACATGAGCGTACCAGCGATGATGTCCATCGACGATGAACATCCGGGCGTCAACGGTGATCGGCTCAAGCTCTTTGCCGTTGCGGATTTGGCCGCGATAGTATTCCACCCATATCAGCGCAGCGGAGTCGGTCCACAGCCGCGTCGGGTGATATTGCGGCCCGATACGTACGTCGGCGAGCGGCACGGTGCGCATCACATGCCCCGGCGCGGGATGTCGGCGAGGAGCCACAGGAATGTCGGTTCGCCTAGCTGGTCTTTTGTCCAGCCGCTCATTGATCTAACGAACGGCTTAATCTCCCCCGTGTGCCGGTGCCAGCCACGGATGAAGCCCGGCGCGGCATGCCACGGCTTGTGCCGGGTGATGTGATCGGCATCCACTTCCATCGGGATGCCGCAGAGGATGATGTGCGTGAAGCCTTGTTCGAGCGCGACCTTCGCCATGAACAGGCCCGACGATCCTTGCCAGTCGCGCGTGTGATTGGTGAAGCCGAGATAATCGCGGTGGCACCATATCGAGCCGAACGGCATCGGCAACTTGTTCTTGATGCGCTCGCGCTGCCAGCCGTGCATCTTGTCGGGGTGCAGCGTCCCGGCGTAATCTACGATGTCGGGGAAAAATGTGAGCGTGTCGTTGCAGACGAATGTCGAGACCGACTTGCTCGCGGACTCGCACAGGGCCCGAGCGGCCCCGTACTCCGATAGAGGATCGCCACCGCCGCCGACAATGAGAGCTACGTCAGCCCGTGATGCGGAAAGTGATGTGGGGATTGCGGCCATAGTAGCACTGCTTCTTCCGGGCGATACCGGCGACCCATTCAATACGGTTATCAGGCGAGCTAACGTGGCTGTTGAAATAAGATGTCGCGGTGCGCTTTGCATTGTCAATGGAGCCTCCGATTTGGTCAATCACAAAGAACGTCTCCTCGCCGGGAGTATTGCGCGTGTTCTCCCACCGTCCTTCGATCAGGTAGTAGCCACGGCCTCCGTTCACGCCGGTCTCCCCTGCATGAGTTGCTTATGCCCGATGTTGGCTTGTTCCCCGGTGTACCACTCCCACGTTTCATGCAGGCCGCGCTCTAGCGAGTATTGACATTTGAACCCGGTCTCGTTCAACCGACTCAGATCGGCGGCGCGGAAAATTTGACCGTTTGGCTTGAGCGTGTCCCACTTGATGTTCGTGACCCCGCTGATTTTGGAGAGCGTCTCTACAAGCTGTCGGATCGAATAGACTTTCCCGTCGCCGACGTTGATCGCGTCTTGAACGGACTCCATCACGACTATCGAGAGGCGCGCCAAATCCTTGACGTACAAGAAATTGCGCTCCGCCGAGCCGTCGCCCCAAATGGTGACGGGAGTGCCGTCGCGCTTCGCCTCGTAGAATTTGCGGATGAGCGAAGGCACCACATGGCCGTTGACCGGATCGAAGCGGTCGTTCGGCCCGTACAGATTGCACGATACGATGTAGGCCCAATCAATGCCGTAGCTTTCCCCGTAGGCTTCGAGCATCGCGAGCATTCCGCGCTTGGCGTGGGCGTAGCCACTCTCGGACGAGTGCGGCCGACCGTCGAAAATATCGCGTTCGTTGAACGGCAACTTCGGCGGGAAGGGGTAAACCGCGTTCGTGCCCATGACGGTGATCTTCTCGACGCCGACACAGTGTGCGGCTTCGATGACGTTCGTGTTGATAAGCGTGTTCTCAAGGTACGAGCGTCCCTGATTATTCATGTTGCCCATGATGCCGAACACGCGAGCGGCGGAGTGGAACAGGTACTTCGGCTGCACCGCTTTGAACAGGCCATACGTCTCCGAATAGCTGCGAAGGTCGCAAACTTGACTCGACGTGCCGACGACTGCGGTGTAGCCGCGCTCGGCGAACAGGTTGCGCATGGCGGTGCCGACGAGGCCCTTGCTGCCGGTGACGAGTATCGTGTCTGACTTGTTCATGCTTTTACTCCCGGGGCTCTTACTTGTTGTACGCGGTTGGCGTGTCGTTTGTTTGCCATACGTTGCCCGTGTTGCGAGGGTTGCCCGCTACGTGCGCGAGCGATTTGGGCTTCCGCCGCCATTAGCCGAGTGCGTGATCGCGATTGTTCTTTGGACCACTGCATAAGTGGTGGGCACGACGGGGGTTTCGCGGAGCGGTTACCAGCGAGGTAAAACCCGCGTGCTTGCATGAGGGGTTGCCAGAATTGCGGCCCCTTGACGGAATGTATCATGACCGCGCCGCGTTGTTGGACCGCCCGCCATGCCTGCTCGAAGGCGTTTGTGCTGCCGGAGACTGGACCAGTGAACCCGTCGTTAAAGTTCTTCCCCGGGACTCCGGCCTTGACCGCCAATTGTACCATGTAGTGATCTATGAACGGCAACGTCGGGTTCATGTCGAGATTTTTCTCCATGACCGGAGCGAGCAACCGCTCAATCACTTTTCGGCTCATGAAATACGGCGGCTGAAAAGCGAGGCGCGGGAACCCGTCCATATAGAAGCCGTGCTCGCGCCCCTGCATATCATCTTTGACAAGGTTCGACCAAAGGACATCCTCCGCGTAGAGGTACTTCGGGATTTCGGGGGAGAGACAAACGCTGTCGCTGTCGTGACAGAGAAAATAATCTTCGGGGTACGTCAATAGAAGCTTCATCTGTTCCCACTGGCGGTCAAGCGAAAGCTGCCCGGTGTACTGGCGTTGCCCGGCGAAACGGCTTTCGACGCCCTGAATTGCGACTTGCGAGTCCACGGGCGATAAGATCGTGACCGGGCACTCATGGTGCAAAAGGATCGGGAGTGCCCCGATCACTTGAGGGGCGTCGCCCGCGTAACAGCACACCGCTACTCTTGTGCTCGGGTTCATGACTTCTTCCGATTTTGATACGCCACCAACAACTCTTTCGCAGCGATTGAGTTTTTCACCGAATGGATCATGTTCGCACCGTTGTTGACATATTCAAGCGCCTGCGCAAAGCTCGCGTTGTAGATTTGAGCAAGCTCGGGGCAGATAGGGTCACCTTCGACCCCGGCCCCAAATGGCGTAAAAAATTTCCCGGTCGCCTCGTCGTACCGTCCTGAAATGGGGCCGAGATAGCGATCACGAAAGCCCTTGTGCGGGAGCTTCGCCGCGTATGTGAGTTGAACGAGATAGTTGTCTACCCACTCCAACTGAGGGATGTGTGGGACTTGAGGTGCGACCGCGACAAAAGCCTCGATAGTTTTCCGGGACAAGAACCACGGAGCTTGAAACGACAGAGGCGGGCAGTCGGGGGGAAAGCTATCTACCGTGGTCTCCATTGCGCGACCCTCGTTCGTCCAGACGATGTGCGGCTCCGCGTAGAGATAGTCCGGGATTTTCGGATCGAGGCACACGCTGTCGCTTTCGTGCATGAAGAAATGGTTTTCGGGATACGTGAGCAAGATTTTCAGATGCTCCAAATGCCGTGCGTGTGCGTCGGGACCTGACCGACCGCGCAACCCGGCGTGCCGGTTATCGACGCCCGGGTGGTTGATGACGACTTTAGAATTCTCCGGCGACAGGATGGTGACCGGGCATTGATGATGCAAATAGAAGTCAAGCGATTGTTCGACCTGTTGCTTGTCCCCCTCATAGCAGCACACTGCAATTCTCGTATCCGGGTTCATTTGCGCTCCCCCGCATCCACCAACGCTTCGCAGATCGCTTGTTCCAGCCGGTCGGCGCGGCGACCCGATATGATAATGCCGCCGCCATTTATAGCCCGGTAATCGGACAGGATGTTGCGCGCGATTTCCGCTTCCTTCGCGTGAACTTTATTCATGGGCCGCCCTCATATCGCTCGCGACCATTTCTCGGACGAGTTCGTTGAGGCCGGTCTTGTGACGCCAGCCCAACTTGCGCGCCTTGGTCGGGTCCCCCAACAGTTTGTCAATCTCGGTCGGGCGAAAATAGCGCGGGTCTACCTGCACCAACTTGCGTTTGGTTTTTGTGCATATTCCACACTCTTGTGCGCCCTCTCCGAGCCATTTGATCTTGACCCCGATTTCCGCGAACGCCAACTCGACAAACTCGCGCACGGTATGAGTCTCGCCAGTCGCAAAAACGTAATCGCCCGGCGCGGGCTGTTGCAGCAGGAGCCACATGCCCTCCACGTAATCGCGGGCGTGGCCCCAATCGCGCAGGGCGTCCAGATTTCCGAGGTAGAGACAATCTTGTTTGCCCGCGTGGATGTCCGCTATGGCCCGCGTTATCTTGCGCGTCACGAATGTTTCGCCGCGCCGAGGGCTCTCATGATTGAACAGGATGCCGTTTGAGGCGTGCATCCCGTAGGCTTCGCGATAGTTGACCGTGATCCAATGGGCGTAGAGCTTCGCCGCTCCGTAGGGGCTGCGAGGATGGAACGGCGTGGTCTCGGATTGCGGAGTCGGAGTGTTGCCGTACATCTCAGAAGTTGACGCCTGATAGAACCGAACATCCTTCAAGCCCAACGTGCGGATACCTTCGAGCAGGCGCAGCGTGCCGATGCCGTCCGCATTCGCGGTGTACTCGGGCGTCTCAAAGCTGACGTGAACATGAGACTGCGCAGCGAGGTTATAGATTTCAGTCGGCTGGATTTCTTGCAGGAGCCGAGTAAGGTTGGTGGCGTCCGTTAGGTCGCCGAAATGCAAGTGGAATTTTTTGTGGCCGATAAGGTGGGTGATGCGTCCGGTATTGAACGACGACGACCGACGCTTGACGCCGTGAACCTCGTAGCCTTTTTCCAATAGGAGTTCGGCGAGATAGCTGCCGTCCTGTCCGGTGACCCCCGTAATCAATGCCTTGCTCATGCCTTGACTCCCTTCCCTCGGATTGCGTCCCGGATCGCCAGCACTCTTGGCTGTCGTGATCGGATTTGCGGGCGCGCTCGCGGATGATGGTGCCGCACCGCCGCATCGAATTCCAGTTCGCCGATTTCGGCACGCACCCACGGCCATGACCGCGCCAGCAAACCCAATTTCGAGGTACGAGTGACGACGTAGATGTTGTCTATCACGAGCCGTGTGCGGCGGATAACCTCGGCATGATCGAGTGCGAGCGGCCAGTTGAAGATGTCGTGATAGCCGAAACTCGGTCCCGCGAGCGCGCGAGGACGTGTCGGGGGATAGTGCTCGTATGAGAATTGGGTCGCAACATCCTCCGGGGCCCACTTCGCGCCGATTTCGTTTTCGAGTCGGCGGCGATTGGTGCGAGCGTATTGCATGTCGGTCACGATACCGAAAGAGGCACGATGGTCGTAGACGTAATCCGCCATCCGCTTTGACAGCAACATGAAGCCGCCGTTGCCGACCGTCATGCTATCGCGCTGGCCGACCCAAGGAGCGCCGATGTAGTCGTAATTCAGGAAGTCGTCGCGCCACATACTCACGTCGCGGAGACCACCGTCCCATTCCATGAGAAGTGCGTGCGATGTCGTGATCGCGTGTGCCGCCTCCATGTAGTAGAATGCACCCTGCCTCGTTTTGTCGGGCCAGTTCGGAACTTGGATGTACGTGGCCGGGACCGGGATGCCGATAAGCTCGGGCCTGTCCGTATAGATGAGGACGCCGCCGAATTGGACCTTGAGCACGATGTCGGTGAGAGTGAGCCGCATCAATTCGTGGCAGCGAGTCTCGACCACAACGAGGGTTACTTCGGGCAAATTGAGCACTGGCGGGGCCTCCGGGGGAGAGGGAAGCCATTAACCATGTCGAGAATGGGTCGTCAAGCCCTTACGCCGGGTCCACGCTGCGCTAGGAGGCTTGGGTGCCCCACACGTACCCTCGGCATCACGCGCGGCGCAGGGGTCGTCCCTGACGATTGTGGGGGATGGGTGGCCGGGGTGAAAATTTCAGTGATAGGGCGGCTTTCAGCGGGCGTTGAAATGCCAAGTTTGCCTATGAATTCGGTTACCGCCGCGCGGGCGCGGGGCATATCGAGGAGCTTGGTGCAGGGCTTGGTGCAGGCCGACGTTGCGCAGACGCACGGGCTGAGCGTGTCAATGCCGAGATAGGGGGCGAACTTCGCGCCGCTTCCGCCGAGCCAAGCCGCAGGCTCATAGCCGCCTTGGATCGAGATTGTCGGGACCCCCACGGCGGGCCCGAGGATCGCCGGGAAGCCGTTCGACGTGAACACAAGCGCCGCCCTCGACATCAAAGCCGCCAGCGACTCGAACGAAAGCTCGCCGTGGTTGTACGTCGCGTCGGCGATCAGTTGCGGGCCGACGATCCATTCCCGGTTCAATTCTAGGTCGGCAATTGACACGACAAAGAAGCTATCCCGCACCATAGTTATCAATTCTGCATACTGGTCGGGGTTCGCGTTGCGGATGCCGCTGCCGCGAAACTCCGGCCGCGCGACCAGCGGCCGATAAATCATGACCGGCTTTGTGCCGGTCCACTTGCTCGAAAACGCGTATGCGTCCGTGACCCACGACACCGGGATCGGCAAGCTGTAGTCGGCCTCGGCGTAGTCCGGTTGGATACCGGCGGAGGCAAACATTGCTTCGAGGACTGTGCCTGACGGCAGGCCCGAGATGGTCCCTCGATTGTAGGAGATGTGGATCGAGCGGCCGCCGTGATGCGCTGGCACCGCCGCCGAAAACTTGTCTATTTCGCGTATTGCGTTCTTGAGTTGCGTGCGTAGCGCAACCGGCCTGCGGATGAAGCGGATGGGAAGATCGTGATAGACGCAAGGCCACGATGTCTCAAGCGCGATCTGATAATCGCGCTTGAGCAAAGCTCGGATGATTGCTCGTTGGTGGACGTTATCGCCGAGGCCGTGCATGCCGCGCACAAGAAGCGAAGTCATGTTAGCCGTGGGTGATTGTCGCCGCAGTGATCGTGACTGACTGTCCCGAGACAATCGACGTGGACGAAAGAACGATGTCCGCTGCCGACGTGGCGACTGTCAGACCCGAGATGACGACGTGACCGACGCCATCCTCGACTTCGGCTTCCGCCGCCGTGCCGGTGTTAGCGGCCGACGCGTCAACGAGCGGGGTGCCCGAAAACGTCAGGACGCCGCCCGAGACGGTGCCGCAAGTCGCCGAGAAGGCGATGGTTGCGAGGAGGTTTGCGCCAGCGAAGCCCGACGATGTGCCGAACAGAAGCGAACCCGCGCCGCCGTTGTCGATGGCTGTCACAACCGCAGTCATGCGGGTGTTTTTCAGCGTGGTGTCATAAATGACCGACATGGGATACTCCGTTGCCGCCGAACTTAAAAAAGGGGACTAGGGGTCCGGGGCGGGCGTCCGGGTTTCCTAGCAGGATGGTTAATGGGCGTCAAGCCCATTTTTAGGTGATAATCAGAAGCCTCCGCTTGATGGCGGCGGGCGGATAAGCCTTGGGAATTTCAAAGCCCGCCGATGACCAGCGGTCCTTGTATTCTACCGACCCCCACGTTCCCGTGACGGTCGAGCGATTGCTGAGAGACAGACGGTCGTCGGACTCGTATGCGCCCATCTGGCCCGTGATCCGGTTGTTGATGAGCCATCCCGAGAAGCCCATCGTGTCCTTGTGCTCGGTGGAGGCCCAAGCGGCATACGCCTTGACCCATCCGAGCCATCCTTCGCCGAAGTAGGGCGCGAACCCGGGTGCGCCCGTGAATTCGTCGGCGTGATCGGTGGAGTGCCACGCGACTTGCACCGGCACGAACCCGTGCGCGCTCCAAACATCCGTGTGCTCGACGGACTCCCACACGCCGGTCGGCGGCTGCGGCGGTCCGACCGGGATCGCGTCGGCGATCACGATCCATCCATCGGGCTCCGGCGATTGCAAGAATTCGGCGGTCTCGTCCGACGCCAGCCCCGACGAGTACAGGTACTCGAAGCCCATATAAACCGGCGGTGCGTCTGACGCGTATTGCATCCTAGGCAGGATGGTGTTCGGGGTGTCTAGGGTGAGCGCGACAAATGGCTCCGTGAAGCCCGGCACCGCTTCGGTGAGGTTCGATGTCCACGCGACCAACAACGTCGAGAGTTCCGACGTGGAAATATCTGAGGCGTTCGGCGGCGGCGAAGCGCCGACACAACCAACCTCTACCGGGAGAGCCGGGTTCGTATCCCAAAACGCATCGCCTAGACCATATGCGCCGGTCGAGCCGCCGAGGCCCAATATCTGCGCGGCGATAAGGTCGCCCGCCGCTGTGCCCGACGTGTTGATCGTGATCGTGTCGTTGGTCGCAAGTTCGGCTTGCGTATACATCGGCATCCATCCCCACCAAATTTCGGTAGCGATGGTGCCACCCGGGGTCGCCGTCACGACGCGCGAGCGCCGCTCGAAGCCAGCCGACGAGAGTGAGCCTTGCCCTTCCGAGATAGACGTGACTTCGCCGGTCCCGCTCGCAGACTTTATCATGACTTGAATTAGGACCATGAGGTTGAAGTTCACCACCGTATAGGTCAACACAAGATCAGTCGTGGTGGAAAGTTGAATGGAGCCGCTGACGGAACCGTTATCCCAAAACCAATAGATTTCCTCCGCAGTGCCGCTCTCGCCTGCCGCGACGATGCTGTCAAACATAACCCCTGCGGAACTGTAGGGCTGCTCTGTGCCAGCGTAAATTGGACCGCCGACCAACACCGCCGTTCCTAACTGTGGCTCCGTCACAGTCTGATAGACGAGACTCCCGAACACGCCGTAGCCATCAGTCTCAGTTTCAAGCGCGGTCGCCGTGACATAAGTCCACGGGTCCTGCGCGACGCCCCCGTCACCGGCATAAGTCACACCTATACCGTGAAATCCAAACAAGAGAGTGTTGTCTGCATTCGTGGCGAGTTGCGACACGGAGGGGTTAAAGAAACCGCCGCTGCCATCGACATACCCCCCGGCTTGCGTATGCGTATCAAAAGGCGTCGTGTAGTTCGCCCCTGCGACGCCGAACGCAAGGACGGCGAATGCGCCTTCGCCGCCGGTCGCGTGGACGGTGATGACATCGCCCGATAGCGGGTTCGGCGCGTGCGCCCACCAAAGCTCCACGATGGCCCCTTTATTGATTTCCGTGCCGGGGCCAGCCTTAAGACCACCTTGCTGCCAGCGTTGATTGCGCCGCTTCCATACCAGCCCGGCCGTGTCAGTGATACTTGTGATCGGCGACGCCGTATAAGCGCCACCGGCTGTAATTCCGACGACGATCACGTCGTTGTGCTGTGTGGTCGTGAGCGTGACAGTAGCCGAGTCAATGCCCGTCGTGTCGAACGGGCCGCCGCCCGCCGCGCCGCCGGTCGCGTAGCCGTCGATCATGAGCGGAGACGCTGGCGGTGTCGCGGTGTCCCAAGCCGAGAAGCCGGATGGAGGCGTGTGGGCGAATGCCGAAGCCCCGGCATTCAGCATGGCAGTATCTTCTGGCCCGTAAAGCCCGGCGAACAGATAGATCGCGGAGCCGGTAATCATGGAAATATCGTAGCCGCCGGACCCCTCTTGCGGCTGGCCCGTTGTCGGCGGTCGTGGTGAGGCCACACCGTTTGCCGGGTTCGCTCCCGAGATACCGTTCCATAGGCCGCCCGCGACACGGAACCAAATCAGGTTGTTGTCAAGGTCGATGGCGACGCCGACATTGACCGCCGTATTATCATTAGGACCCAAACCTTGAGTGTTGCTGCTCAAACTTGTCCCGGCCCAATTGGACATATCCTGACCGTTGATCCAAATCGTGCCGTTCTCGCTGGCGAAAACGCCCGCGCCGTTTGTGGCCGGTCCTACGGGATTGGCCCAATTCCCGAACGCCGCCGCAGCGTTTATGACGCCAACACCCGACTCGCCTGCCTCAAACTCGACCGAGAATTCGGTGTAGAACTTGCCGGTAGTTTTGAATGTGTTCGACCGCGCGCCGACTGACTCGTTGAACGCCTCCTGATTGATCGCGGTCAGGTTATCGTTTTGAAGGGAGACGCCTTCCGACACGGTAGCGGGATCGAAGTACGTCGCCGTCGCGCCGGTGCCCGCCGCCGCGAGAGTGTCGGCCGTTTCGGTCGAGCCCCACGTACCGCTTGGGTGCGCCGAAGTAAAATCGAAGATGTCCTTGGCTTCGGTCGAGTGCCACGAACCGCCGAGCACGCCGCCGTGCGCGGCCATCGCGTCGGCTGCTTCGGTCGAAGCCCAAGTGCCGGTGGGGCCCGCGATCACCGCAGCTTGGATTGCGTCTACGTAGCCAATCCAATCGGTCGAGTCCAAGCCCGCAAAAAGATTGAATGTTTGACTTGTGATTGGACCCGATAGGGCCTGATACTCCGAACCCGCCCCTAAAAAAGACGCTGCCTGCTCGCCATCCGCCGCGATTAGCGTGAAGTCGCTGTCCGCCGTGGCATAAGCGACGGGTATCGAGCTAGGCTCGTTATTTCCTGTCAGTATTGCGATCAACAAAGTGCCGCTGGCGGTGGTCGAGACACCCGTAACATTGCGAGTCGTGACCTGTGAGCTTTCGGGGGAGGAAGCGACGGCAGGCAATGAGACGTTGACATCGAAAGGCGCGGTTGTTTTCGCGCCCGCAACGCTGAAAACCATACAGGTATCGTAGGTGGTGGTCGCGTTGTTGATCGCCACCGTGACTGACGAGGCTCCGGTGGTGGCGAGGCCCCACCACACTTCTTGGATCAGCGGAACGCCGTCATTGCACGTTATATACGTGCGATTACGCAACGTCCACGATCCGGTAACGCCGCCGCCGGTTATCCCGGAGACGCCGACATCCGCTTCGGGCTGGTTCGTAAAGAAACTCGCGGCAACGACGACGATGTCGTTGGTGACTGTGGTGAGGGAGATAGCGCCGAACGCGCTGCCGTTCTCCGAGTTTGCGACCCCATATGAGCGGAGTGTTGGGCTGGTCATGATAGCTCGCCTTGGAGAAAAATTACGGGAGCACCACTTCGCCGACCAACGTGAAGTTGATCTGCGTCATGTGGGGGTCGGGCACGGATGGCGCGGCGATGGTCAGCACGTCGCCCGCGTGGAATGTGATCGCAGTCGGGAACGTGAATGACGCGCTGTCGGTCGGCGACTCGTGGAAGTTGATGCTGCCGACGTTCGCGCCATTCTGGTAAATCTCGTACACTTGAGTGCCGGTGCCCCGAGTCCCCATGCTGCCCATCGAACCCGCCAGTCCGACCGGGAATTGCGTGCTCTCGACGAACTGATAACGGACCACGACTTCGAGCGGGTCCGGTGGCTCCTCGATGTAGACGCCGATGGGGCGGTTGATGTAGGCCCACGCCACGCCGCCGGGGCTGTCGTTCGCGGTCCATTGCAGGAATTGCCCGGGCAGGCCGTCGTCGGGAAGCTCGTTCGGCGGAGCCGCGAGCAAGAGGCCATAGTAGTTGTGGCCTAAGCCGTCATTCGCTGCCGCGTAGAAGGTTGCGCCGGAATTGATTTGCCCGTAGATAACAAGATAGACCGCTCCGTCTGCGGTGAACACGTCATTGATGGCGTAAGCGTTATTTGGTGCCCACGCTCCCCGGAAATTCCACACCGAAGTCGGGATCGTGAAGGGACCGAAAACGTAGTGGTCCGTCATCGTGATCCACATATTGTTGCCGGTCACCGTGAAGTAGGAAATCGTGTCCGGCTCGGCGTCTTGAAGGGCTTGGATCAGGCTGTAGAGTATCCAAAAGTTCGTATCGACCTGAGCGCCCGTCAGGTCAGCCCCGAGGCCCGGGCCCCACGGGCCCGCAGTGCGGTAAATGATGTCGCTCATGGCAATTCTCCGGGAGAGTTGATCCTGTAGCTTATATTAACCATATGGTCAAGCCGGGGGTGGTGGCGTCTCGCTTGCCCATGTGACCGGCTGAGTGCCGTTATTTACGACTGGCGAGACATCCCACACCGAGGGGTCAAGCTGCCCCACGGCAATCGTCGGGACCGTCTCGCATAGCTCCATGACGGCGGGGACGATCCACCCGTTTGAGAATTGTTGCGCGGTCGCCACCGTGCTGCCCCCATAGGGCTTCGCCCAATTCCACCCGGGCGGCGGGATGAGTGTACCGACGAGGCCTGTCTCCGAATTGACATTCCCAAATAGATTTTGGATCGCGTTCGCCACTGCATTCCAGTTATCGGCAAACTTCTGACAGACTTGTTTCGCCAACGCGAGACCCGGCTGTTGATGTGGGTTCGTGGTCGGGTCCCAATCGGGAGGGGGCGTCCCCGGCGGCGATCCCGGCGGCGGCGTTGTGTTTGTCAATCCCGGTTGTTGGATACCCGTTAGCTCCCACACATTCGGCATCGGTCCGCCGTAGTTGGTGTAAGCCTTTTCAAGTCCAAATTTTGTCGCGTACTTGAGGAGTTCGGCCGCAGTCGGCGCAGTCAAATCAAACGCTCCGTATGGCGTGTAGTAGGGATCGAGCGTGACAATAAAAGACGGTAACCCGGCAACCGCCACCCCCGTTACTGCGGTGTTCGCGACGCCCCACCCTCCATCCGGGGTGCCAACACCCATCCAAGAGAGTCCGTCTTGATCTAACGCGGCGGTAGCAAGATTGTCCGCGCCGTAAGTTCCAAGTGGGATAAAAGAATAGTTCACCGCCAAAATATACGTCACCGAGAAATAAGGAAGGGCGGTGAAGCCGCTATAGCCCCACCCTCCTAAGTACGCGAAGGCTTCGGAAGGTCCGCCGGGTCTAAAGTAGGAAAGATCGAGCGGCTGTTGCACCGGGCTGAGATACCAAAACCAAACATTGTCTACTGCCCCGAGCGCGCGTATCCACCAAATCGGCCCCATGTCGATTGCTGGAATTGACATTGATGCTTGATTGCCGGGTAAGCCGCTCGCCGTGTATGGCGTCGCGCCGAGGAACGGCCCCCCGGTGTTGTCAGGGAAGTAGACATAGACGTTCGGGTCAGTGTTCGGCGGCGGCACTTGCTGACCCGTGCCGGGATCGGTCACGTACTGAGTTAGGTCGAGTGTGTTCGCGCCCGGCGACAGCGCGCCGTTAAGCACGGTGTCATAGTTGTAGAATTGCAAAACGTGCATGTCGTACCACGGTCCCGAATTCCAGTCAGTGTATCCGGGGGGATCGCCGGGGCCGCCGAAGTCTGCGGTGGGTATCAGCCACGGCATTCCTAGAGTTTGTAACGGACCTTGTTCAACAAACGCGTCCGTCAGAAGCGTCAACGTATAGTCAGTCGCTATTTGCTGATTAGCCAGCCCGGGTGTTCCGCTGCCGACTTGGCGCAATAGCTTGACCGCGTGCTGTGCCTTGGTCGATCCATTGGTGGCCCCGACCGCCAAGCCGCTGCCGGTTGTGTCCGTGATCGCCACGACCGACTTCGGATTGGGAGTCTGACACGCAATGCAAAAATCCGCATTGTTCGGGCCGGTGATCGTGAACGCGTCACACACTTCCACATCGAAAAACATCGCCGGGTTTGCCGTGCTTGTCACCCGCATCATATGCGAAGCCCGAGTCGATGACTCCTTGCCGGGCTCACCGTTACCGTCCCCCGTGTTGTCGGTGATGTTGGGCGCGTTGACGTTCGGTTTGGAGATTTTATAGGCAATCTGAAAGTTGTTCGGGAGGGTAAGCGAAATCGCGTCGAGAACTTCGACATCGGCGTAAAACCGTTCGTCCGCACTCTTGACACGAACGGTGTGCGTTGCGCGGGAATACTGAGACACTGACATTGATTACGCCTTGGGCTTGGACTGCGGATTTTCGATGACGTGCTGAATGACGCCGCTGCTTGAGGGGGCTTCCGTATGAACCGCACCGAGTTTATTTGTCTGCGTATAACTAAAGTTCCCCGTGAACGTCTGAGTGCCGCCGGTCAAGCCTATCTTCACAAGCGCAGGCACGTTCGGCTGGCCGGTCAAAGGACCATAGGGTTCCGGGCCAACATCTCGACCTTGAAACGGCTGGACAATCTGTTCCATCGTGGGCATTAGTCATTGTCTCCCGGTGCTGAGAGGTTGACGCCTTGCGGCAGTTCAAGGGGGCTCACAGTGATGGTGTACGCGCCGAGGAATGGCCCGTTTACGACCGAGTCAATTTCGCAAATCCACCCAATCGGATTGCTTTTCATAAGGTTCGGTAGGATCGCCGCGTCCACCGCCGCTGTCCACACCGTTGCCGGGCCAACCCCTGTGGTAACGATGGTCTCGCCACCGACGCCGCTTTGCACCGGCGTGATTGGCTGCGGCGGGTTCAAAATCTTCATGGAAATCAATTCAGCCAAGATACCCGGCTCAAGAGCCGCGTATTGAGTGGGGAGCGTCTCGGTGAAGAAGCCACCATCGGACGGTAAATCACCGAGCGGGAATTGCAGCCCGTCATCGAACGGCTCGAACACGGCCCCGGTGTACGAAATGTCAGCGTTCGGCGATCCGAAAGCATTGTAGCCTACCGAACATCCGATTGTAACACTCCCCCGAATTTTGCCTTTACTCGCGGTCATCCCGTACTTGATGACCTTGCCGGTGGCGACGCCGCCGGGCAGGCGCGGCTCATACAGTGTCGCATTCATTCGGCAGGACATGCCGAGCACCATTTCAATCGGGCACGCCCATGACACTTCTAGAGCGCGCGAGCGCATCCGAATTTTGGCCCGAGCACGGTTGATCGCGTACTCGATTGACTCTTTCCCGCGTGCGGTTGGGAAGTAGCACCGCGCCGTGACGTTATCCGCCGTGCCGCCGACCGGGATGCCGGGTACACTGCCGAGAACCGCCATTCCAGCGACCCCCGCCGCTCCCCCTGAAATAATCGTGAAATCGGTGCAATTGATCGAAGTTAAGACGGCATCGGAGTTAGGATCAAAATAAGGAACGCCGGTGATGGTGAGGGCTGGCGGGAATAGAAGTTGATCGCTCTCGGTGGGCAGAGGACGGTATTGAACTACGGTGAATTCACCTTCGCCGCCCTCGCCTACATTGGGGACCGCCCCCGCAGAGTCCGATAACGCCGCTCCTGTTGTACCCGCCTCGGCGGTGCAAATCCAATAGGATGTGCTCGGGGGGACGACATCTTCGAGCGAGCCCGGGCCGCCATTAAAAACTGTATCTGCATAGAGCAAGATCGTACCAACGTCATAGTTCGTAGCGAACGCCATTTTCTGAATTTTGGCTTGCGGGTTCTCGCCGAGTGAAACCCACGACCCGGTGCCCGGAGAAATTTCTGCCGTTACCGCCCCGGGTACATCACTGAAATCGGGCTCAACATTGCCGCCTGTTCCGGGACCAAGGCTAATTTGGTATGCCAGCCCGCCCGGCGTGAGCGGGTTGTTCGGGTAAATAAGTTGGCCCTTACCGAAATGTTTTCCCCCGGCAAAATCTGACCAAGCGTCATAGATAAGCAACGGCTCGCCGACTTCACCATTCATTTTGATTAGCGCGGTGTCCTGCTCGACGGTCGGCGATGTGAGGATGGCTTGCGTGTTGGCGGTTACATCGACAAAGATGACTTCGGTGAACTCGCGCTTCGCTTCATACTTTAGCTCCCACGAACAGTTCAAGCCCCACAGCGGCACGTAAAGAAGCTTCTCTACTAGCTTTGCTGGTATGTTGGTCGGCGGGATGGAATACGGATCACAGAAGCTGCTTTGACCTGTTGTGATGACGGTAGGGATGCCACCACCCGCCGTCCAAACAGGGCCGAGCAACGCGGGCTGGCTTGATGACTCGTTGATCGACACGGTGGCGCAATCATAATCGGTAAGAGTGCCGTAGAATTGTGTGTCGGTCGTGATGTTCCACATCGGGGTTTCTTTGATCGTGTAGGGGTCATCAACATAGCTCGTCTCGACTGTCCATCCAGCGCCAAGACCCTTGCCCGGCTTCGGCCAGTCGTCAGCGAAGGACCCGCCGGTATAGCTGGCGACGCTCACATCCGGGCCGTCCACGTAGCCCGTAGTCCGCTGCATCCAATGAACCGTCGTCTGCACTTGCACGTTGGTGAGCGGGGCCTGCCCGATCTTGACTTTCACACTGTCGTAGATCGCGCTTGGCGGCGACTCGGCGAATACCACAGTGCCATCCTCGCCGACCAGCACGTCGCTTGCTGTCACTTCGAGAGAGCAACGGTCCACATGATATAGCGACGACCATCCTTCGAGGATGCTGTCAGGGTTATCCTGTTCCTTTTCCTTTAGGAAAACCGGATCGTAATTCCCGGGGATTTTCAACGTCTCGGCACACGCCTGTTTCCACTGGATGTAGTTCTCCGAGCGTGCAAGGAATTTGAGTGTGATCTTTTCCGCGAACAGATCATCGGGCACGCCTATAAGTTCGCCGAAGAATATCGGAACGACGGTGTTGCCATTCGTGTATGGCGGGGGGCCCGACGCTCCGCCGGAAGGGGACGGCGAAGTGCCAAGGTTCGACGACGAGGGGATCGGCGGAACGAGAATGATTGTTGCGTCATCGTAGACCTGATAGCCCGGCTGCACATAGCCATCCACGACGTACTCGGGGGTGCCTTCGACAGTTTCAGGCGCAAGATCGGTTGCGCCGCTCGATCCATAGCCGTTCGGGATATTGGTGAAGTCCCCCGGGCCGCTGAAAGTCCCTTCCGCGTATGGATCAAGGTTCGGCGGCTGATATGCGAGCCACGCCCATTGATGACGGGTCGCATTAAGGAGACCCGTGTACGGATTTTTGATCGTGACCGATAGTGTCGGAACTTGACCTTCTTCATGTTGCAAGTTGATTTCGAGAATTTCCTCGTCATTACGAAGCATCGTTTCGTCGAACGTGGTTTGATCCGAGTTCACCCAAGCGAACAGAAATGGCAAAGCATAGCCGGGCGATGTGGTGCCCATGCCGGTGCCTTCGCCGTCGCCGGGGCTGGCTACTCCGGTGATTTCGGGAGTGGTAAGTTCGTCGGTCATGTTAGATTTCTTCCAACTCTAAAGACCATGTGTTCTCGTTCTTCCATTCCGCGAAGTCCTCGCTCCACGGCTGGACTAACATTACGAGGATGGGCCGGTAGAAAGTGAAAAGTCCTTGCGTCCAACTTGATCCACTGACTACGGGCCGCGACGGCGAGCCCGAGTTGCCGGTCAGGTAGGCGAGGCTCGCGGCGCATTCGACTGTGACTTCCATCCCCGGCCAGATGCCGTCGAGAGGGGGCGCGTCAATGTCGGTGCATGTAATCTTGCTCTTGTATTTCCGAAACACCGGGTTGCTTAGATCAATGAGCACGCCGTTCACCGACCGCTCTTGGCTGTTGGCCTCGGGGATGACGCTAAGCGTTTGAGTGAGGCCGCGCGCCTGATATTGAAAGCCGCCCATTCCAGAAATGGTCAGCAACGTATCGGCATTCGCTGGAAGTACGTTTTCCTGTGTCATGGCTTGTTATCCTGCGGCCCAACTAGGTTTGCGGCCAGTCGAAGATGTTTGCTGGCCGATAGCGAACTGCTTAAGCTTTGCCGCGACATTGTCTGGCACTTTCAGGCCGTCGAACGTCTGATCGCCGATGGTCAGGTTCAATATCGAGTCTGCCTTCTCAATCGCACCGCCCGCCGCGAAGTAAGGTAGCGAGGAAGTGGGAACCATGCCGCCCATCGCGTACCTCTGCGACGGCATTTGAATGTTGTTCATCGCGTGCATGGTGTCCTCGCCGTAGGCGCGCACCGCCGCCGCCCTCATGACGAACTCACCTTTCGAGAGCCGCGCAAGAACGCTGTCGCTTACGTCGGTGCCGGGACCGCGAACTACACCATCACAGATACCCCCCTCACAGAAATGAGGTTGTCTCCCCTGCGGTATATTTTTAGAGTCGGCGGGGCACGGCGGGAAAATTCCAAGAGCGGTAATCATGGCTGCATTCAAATACTGAACGTCCGGTCGAAGCGGATGGGTCTTGATATAATCTTGCAATTTCGCAGGATAATACTTCGCGACCATCGCGTTGGTTGCCTGTTGGTCTGGTACGCCGTTCGTCGAGGCCATGTGAATTCCGAAACGTGCGGTAGGCTCGACACACCCCTCGTTATAGGGAAGTCCCGTTGACATGACGCAGGCCGAAACACAATCTCCTCTGAAATGCACCTTGTCCTTTTTGTCGTGGATACGCTGCCAGTAGCTGTCGGCTACATCAATGGAGCCTCCCGGATTATTTCCTATGACGATGTCCTTCGCACCCACAGTAGCCCCATACGGCAACGGTCGCGGACTCGGGGGTCCGGGCATTGCGCCGGGAGTGCCGGGATAGCCGGGAGTGCCGGGAGTACCGGGAACGGCGTTGGGGTTCGGAACTAATGATGACAATTTACTCGCTAAGGACATAAGCGCCGATGCAACTGACGTGCCGCCGCCGCCTATAGCTGATGCCACGGAGGTAAACGCCGAACTAATGCCCGAAGCGCCGCCGCCTATACTGTCCGCGCCAGCTTGTTTTAGCGCGGTGGCTACTTCCAGGCCCGAAATCTCTTTAGATGTAGATGTAGGCATATTAGCGGCATCGGCTTCCGGGTGCGGAGGCGGCTCTCCCGAGGGCCCCGAGCCGACGCGAGCATCGCCCGCGCCTTCCGTTCCTACCGAGGGAAGCATATTTGTTGCTCCGCCCGTGCGCCATGGTGCATTCATTGGATCGGTTACAGATATGGTTTCATGTGTGACCGGGCCGCCGCCGCCGCCGCCGGGCCACGTTCTCGCATCGCGTCTACTTTGGTCGCCAGTCGGTGTGTTAGGGGCACCGGACGTTGTATGCACCACGAGGCCGCCAAGCGCAGCCTTAATAGCAGCAGCGCCCTCAGTGATGACGCCAGCAAGGGAGTTCAACGCGCCGCTGACTGTAGCGCCGCTGGCGTTGATGTCAACGGCCGCGCCTCCGCCGTAGCCACGGCCTTCTGGCGGGAGCGGCTGTCCGCCGCCAGCCATCGGCGCAGCACCATCGTCCGGCAGATGATAGATGCGAGTTGTGCCGGATGTTTGCTCCGTCTTTACGCCGGGCCCCGGCTGGTTAGAGTGACCGAACCGAAGTACCTTTATAGGTGAGTTAGGGTCATCTTTATCGCCCGGCCGAACAATGCCGGGAGTGCCGGGAGTACCGGACGACGGACCCCCCGTTAACGGGCCGCCCCCGTGCAAAATATCCAATCCGTGAAAGGGGGTGGCCCCCGTTGGCTTGGTAAAAAAATCAATAAGTCCTTGCGGCAGGAGAGACTTCATCCAGTCCGCCGCCCCCTTCGTTGCGGAACTTATAGCGTCTACAATACCCGGGAGTTGTTCTAAATTATGTGCTGCATTGGTTTCGGCGACTGCTTTAATTGGGGCGATAGCGGCGGCGCTTTTTTCTTTCATCGCGTCTATAACTTGCAGAAGTTTCGCACCCGCCGCCGCCGCCTTCTCTGCGTTATCGACATCCTGCTTCGTAATACCTAAACCATGTGCAGCGATTTCGGCGGTAGCCGCCTGCATTTTCGCCAGCCCGCCGTCTTGCGCGAATTTGAGGAGCTTCTCGGCGTCCATGCCGCCAGCGCCGCCTGCCCGCATAGACCCCATCTCTGCTTTGATTAGGGCGAGCCCCTTCTCTGCGCCAATAGCGCCAGTTTGAATGCCCTCAAATAGTTTTTGGATAACATCTAGCCCCGACGCGGGACCAGTTCCGGTTCGTGCGAGGTTCTCAAGAGACTTGGTTAGGGTTTGAATGTCGGTATCGGCAACATCCGCCGACTCCTTGTGTGTTTTGATGCCCTCTTTGAGTTTCTCAGTGATGTTCGGGATACTCTTGAGTGCTTGTTCGCGCTGCGCCTCTATCGCCTCGTTCTTTGCGATCTGAGCCTCTTGCTGTGCGATCCACTTATCCTGCTCCGCGAATGCTTCCTTCGGAACGCCGTAGGACTCTTGCAACTTTTCGTTAGCTTTGGTGACACGGAGCGCCGAGGACGCGGCGGTATCATGGTCAGTGCGAATGTTTTTCATCATGCTCGCATAGTCGGTCGCGACCCGCGTGGACATGCGGTTGACTAGGCGTTCAAATCCTGACGCGCTAACCCCGGCTTCCCCAAGCGCCGCGCCCATGCCTTGAATAACCTCGGGCGTCGTCCCCATCGCCCTCGCCATCGAGGCGGTCTTGAGGATGGCGGCGTCTTGCTGGTCAATGAATTGGCTTAGTTGCTCGGCGGCTTGAGTGAAAGACCCGGCGACCGGGCCGCCCATCAAAGTCGCGAGGCCGGTCAAGTTGCCGCTGGTCGCACTGCTAAGAATTTGAGAGAAGGACTGCGCGGCTGTCGTTCCGATATTTTTGAACGCGGTATTCAGGCCCTCAATGCCGCCGCCGCCACCGCTCGCTTTGCTACCGGCGGCGGCAAGGTTCTCAACGGCCTTCGTCACGCCATCAATTTTATTGACGGCGTCATCGACGCCGTCAGTCTTGACGCTGACCTGTACGCCTTGAACTACATCTTCTAGGGCCATTTTATTCCCCCGCCATCTCCGCCGAGAAATAATCAGCGAAGTTCTGCATGACGTTTTGCACCACGCCGTTCAAATCCCACTTCTTCGGGATCGTGACAGACGCCGTGCCGAACAGTTTGGGGGACTTGTCGGTGATCGAAAGCATCATAGGTTTCTTAGCGTTTCTGGCCGAAACTAACGTGTCGCCCTCCGCCGGGCCATCGCCGATGGGGAGCCACAGCAACGGACTGCCGGTGATCGTGCCGCCGGTCTCGAAGATGTCGGCGTAGGGAATATCGTGGCTCATGCTAATACGCATGTTGTCGAGCGTGACGTGCAAGCCATCGGTCCATCTGCCGCCGAACTTGCCCGAGCTAGAAATCACACTACGAGCTTGTTCTTCTATCATCGACCGGCACATATTCAGGGCGGCGGTGACGGCCGTATTGACCTGCGCGATAGTCGCGTTGATATTTTTCGTGACCTTCTCGGCGATGTCGCCCCCGGTGACGGTGATTGTTACCTCAACCATTAGTTCATTTCCCCTTCCCAAGTCTGCAATTGCTTGTTGAGAGCTTCCTCTTTCCCGCGTGATGCCATCGCGCCTAGCGACAGAAAATCGTAGTTGTCACGATCCCGTCGCCGATCAGCCAAAAAGAGGAAGGCTGTTATTTGGCGAGGGGTGTAGTTCCAGACGACGCTTGTGGGGTGTCCATTGGCAATGAGGGCTTCGACTCCGGCAGCGATTTCATATCCGGGCCCTTGCCATCGCTTCCTGATTTGACTGCGACGGCGGCCTCGTGCATACGGAGCACCCTCGATACGAAAGGGCCGAAGCCACTCCTAAAGGTTTGCCTAAAGACCGCCTCGACTATGTTTATTTGCGTCTCGATTGGCAGGCCGCTCGCGATTTCTTCACTATCTGGATCGCCCGGATTTCCCGTTCCGGCTGCGATGATTGCACCGACCGCTTCTGGCGCTTGTAAGACAACATCGTTGATAGAAATGATGTCACCACTAAGCCACCGCTGCATGTCGGGGAAACGAACTATAAGAATGAGACAGCCTTTTGCCGAGATACCTTTCACCTTGAGTTTTTTGCCGTCGCCGACTTCGACATCTTCCCCGATGTCGGCGATGTCTGCCAAGCTCAAGCCTTGTTCTTTGGGGGGACTCGTCATGATGAGGGGACTCCGTTATCGGTAAAGTGGGGAATTACAGATAGCCGCGTCAGCCCCGACGAGCGCGCCCGCCGGGGCCTCCGCAACCCGCGCCACTCCTAGAAGGTGGCGAAGCTAGTTTATGCGGGGATTAAGTGCCTTAATCGCCGCAAATTCTGCGGCGATTACGCGCCTGACCGCGATGAACCCGCGACCGGAGCCGGACGGGGTGCCGCCGGGCTCGGCCGGGTATTCTGCCGCATGCCCGCCGGTACGGTCGGCGGCATCGGCTTGATCGAGGAGCGCGACATCGGCTGCGCGCCTGCTGTCATTGTGGGGGCCGCGACGGGGGCTTTGACCACTGTTGCTGCGGCCGGTGTGGCTGCGGTCGTCGGAGCGGCCGGGATGATCTTGGGCCGCGTCGTAGCAGGAGTCAGTGCAGGAGTCAGTGGCATGAGGGACGCCTTGGCCGACGTAGTGGATGCGGATGTCACGGTGCCCTGCATAGTCAAATCGGCAAGCTCGGCTTGGGCCGCCGCGAGAAGCGGGGGAAGATCGGTGTTGAACGGATCGGCCGCGACGCGAGCAGTAAGCTCGTTCACGATGCTTTGCAACTGAGTGGTGCGCTGCGCGATGGTCTCTGCCATGGTCGTCTCCCTTTATTACACTGCCGAGGGCGGGTAGCCCGGAACTACTGCCGCGTTCACGGCCGTCTGATCGAGAGCGGCAAGCGCCGCCTTTGAAGCCTGTAGCTGCGCCTTCACCAGTGCAGCGTGTGAAGTCATTGACACCACATGCTGCTTCAACGCTATGATCTGTGCCGAAGTGACCTTTCCAAAAACCGGGCCCATCCGGTAAGCGGGCGATATGACGCGCGTCTCTTGAGTCATGCGAGGGGGACCCTAGTTCCTTGTCCCGGTCGCCCGAACGGCCCCCTTGCGGAAGCCGTCCGGGTTCGCGAGACGAGCCGCGCCGCCGAAGCGGCGCAGCAAGCTCAAATTACAGTTCCGTTGCGGACGGGCTTGCAGGCAGGGTGGTCGTCGCCGTGCCGAAGCCGCCGGTGAGCCGGTCGTACAGCACGTCGCCTTTGAGTTCGATGGTGCCGTAGGCATTTCCGATGAACGCGATGGCCTTCGAGGGCTTGAGCGAGACCAGCGGGAATAGCGTCGTCCAGATTGGCCCCACGTCGTTCGCGCCAATGAATTGCACTGCCCCGTAAATAACCGGGTCGGCGAAGATGTCGATGGTGTCGGGACTCGGCGACGGGCCGCCAGTCGGCAGACCGAGCAGCGCGAGGCCCATGTTGCGCGCGGTGAATTCTTCGAGGACCATCGTCAGTTCGCCCGAGATTTCGGTGACCGCCGTGAAGTCCTTGACCTTGACGCCGGTCATGGACGAATAGTGGTCAAGCTGAGTGACCTTGGCGAAAAACTCGAATTGGGGACTGTTGCCGCATGGCGTGTAGGTGTTCTCGCCGAGCAACTGAATGCTGACCAGTCCGCGACCAATGTAGTAGTTGCCGATGTTCGGGCTGGAAAGCGAGCCTTCGATGTCGAAGGCCGGATTTTGCGTGTCACCCATGGCACCGTCTCCCTAAAAGGATCAAAGCGCAAACCCCCATGGGCGGCGCGGAATTAGATGGACCATTAACCATATTCTGAGGGGGATAGCAACCGGGGACTTGACCCCGGTTGCTGCCCGGGTAAAACCCTGAATTGGAGGGGCTTTTAGCCCCCGCTCGGCAGGTTGATCCCGACGTACTCATTCTGAATGAGGGGGTACGTGAACGTGATCGAAATTCCCAACTGGCCCTTCATTGTTCGGTTACGGGCCAAGTCCGTCACGCAACCGTCGTACACGATGTTGCCGTTCGGCCCGACGATACCCTGCAACGCCTTATCCGGTAGCACCGCGCCCAAGATCGCGAGTCTCGCCGTGTTCAAGTCCTGCCCCACGTTTCGGTTCGTGATACCTCGAACTTCGAGGACCACGTAAATCTCTGGCGTCATCTTCATGATGCTCGGCGGGACGGCCCGCTCTATCAAGCCTCGCGCGGGTAACTGAGCACGCGGGTCCTTGATTTCGTCGGCGTCGAGAATGATAATTCCCGGCACCAACAGCGCGGGAAGTTCGTTCCGGTTTGAAACGATATTCCCCGGTACAATCGGCTTTGGTCCATCGGGGCCGCCTAGCAGCGGGATATTCAAGCCACCGAGCAACACATAGAGGCGGCTCAAAACAAGTTGCCGCCGGTCGTTTACGGAAAAAGCCATGGGGGACTCTCCTTACAATTTCACGTTTGTTTGGTACAGCACGACGATGCCGCCGGGGGAGTAAAGCTTCAAAGGTTGAGTGAAGGACAAGACTTCGTTGACGACTGTGCCGCCGGGCTGGACGTAGGTAATCAGTTGCTCGTACTCCCAATCCGGGGCCAAGTTCGGGATGTCGCCGAGCCCGGCCGCGAACAGGATCGTCCGCTCGGTGGGGTTCGCGAGTTGAGTCTGAGCGTCCCGGGGCATGTAGTCGGAGACCACTATAACGCACGGCCGTAGCACGAGCGTCTCGTTATTTCTGAGGTTCGCTGGCATCCCGTAGTCCGCGATTAGCTCGTCCGCGACTGCGAGCATTTCGGCATAGAACAACTCGCCGACCCCGATGTTGCCCGCGCTCGATCCGCCGCCGCTGAATTTTGCGAGCATGACTAACCCCCCTTACAGGATGATGCTTCGGCCGCCGCCAGCGCGCAGAATTCCGGCGCTACCCATGATCCGATCAACTTGCGGGAAGGTCGCGAAGAAGCCGAGGCCAATCGCGACGTTGTAGGCTTTGGTCACTTTGATAGGCCCGACTTCCTGAGAGTAGCTGGACAACACGCCGCCAGCCGTGACGATTGTTGGATCGTAATCCGGTTGCAGCACGACGCCGTTGAGCGCGCGAGCCGCAAGCTCGGCGCACGCGTACTTGATCGCCTGCGGAATTCCGAACACCGTGTCGCCGTTCATATCAATGACACCGACGCGCGGCCATTCGAGAGCTTGCTGTGTGGCGCTCGGCGTAAACCACGCCGAGTAGTTCGTGCCCGGGCCGCCGCCGAGGAAGCCCATCTCACCAAGCCACGGGTCAATGAAGCCGATGCTCGGGTCAAATGCGCCGTTACTCATGAATTGCAAAAGCTTGACGCCTTTGTACCGATACCGCTGGTCGATGTAGTCGGATGCTTGCACGATGGCGTTTTGGATCGCTTCGGACGGGCTGTCCGGGTAGGTGAAGTTGCCGCGCGCTCCGGTGTACTGCGCGAGGAAGTCGGGATAGATGTAGGCGTTCGCCATTGTTGCGGCGGCGATGTCGAGCGTCAGGCCCTCGTTCGCGCCAGTCGTCCATGTCACAGTGCCACTCTCGGGCCACGCTGAATTCAAGAGTGAGCCGGGGCCGGAGCCTTCGCCGTCGAGTCGGATCGGCCCGACTGCGGTCGTGATACCGAAGTCACCGTTCCCGCTGTTCTCGACATTTTGATTGACGGTGAACGGGAGCGAGACGGTTTTGCCACTCCACGATTGAAGGCCCGCGTAAACGCCGGTGTCGCCGACTTCGACAGGGTTCTCGGGACCCGGCGAGCTAACAGGCGAAAGCTGCGCCACGGTGCCCGTGCGGTCCTGCACGGCGAAGATTAAAAGGGTCCCAAAGTCACTCATGGCGTTGGCGCTCCCATATAGAGGAATTGCAAGAGAGACTGATTATCAGCGCGGACCCAAGTCACGCCACCACTTTCCGCATCGGTGAACGACTGACCATAGGGAGCGTTGGGACCAGTCGTGCCACTGTGTGATGCGATGTAAGCCGCCCCGCCGCTCGACACGTACTGGCCCTCGCTCACGTCAAGGTTCTCTGACCATGGCGTGAGCGATTGCAGCACTTGGTTCGCGAGTCTACGCCGACGCGCGTAATACATGGCCGCCTGTTGAGCACGGGTGATCGTCATTTTATTTACAGGACCCCGAGAAGAAACAAGATCAGGAGAATGATGAGGATTGTTCCGAGTCCGATGCCCCCTCCGCCGATGCCGCCGATGTAGTGGCCGCCGCCGCCGAACAGGAGAATGAGAACGATAATCAAAAGGATCAAGCCCATGGTCGCCTCCTCTGTTGTAGAACAAAAAAGCCCCCGCCCCACGCGGCCATTAGGCCGCTGCGGGGCGAGGGCTGTATATGATTGGGTTGACAGTCCCGCGTATTCTGTCAACGGATGTGTTTACGCTTTGGTTCCCGGAGTCATCGCCCGAGCTTCCCGCGCTGCGGTTTGCGCCGCCTCCGCCGCACTACCCGGGACAACCATTCCGAGCTTCGCCGCTTCTTTCAGGCTGAAAGTGCCCTTGGAGCGGCCGGGTCCGTAACCTTTATTCGCCGAAAAACCACCGGGACGCCGAATTTGATCCAAATGAGACGCCGCCGCCGCCCCCTGTTGAACCCGAGCTTGGCGAATTTCCGCTTCCGCCCGTAAGTGCGCCTTGATGTTCTCCGCCGCCGTCATTGGCGGAAACCATTTGTGCAGGTCACGCTGAGCGGCGGTTAACTCGTGAGCCGCATCGTTCTGCATCACAATGCCGTCGCGCTGCATCGCTTTACCCGCTTCGCGCTTCTGTTCGGCGTCCTTGACGCGCTTCGTGAGATGCGCCCGAAGCTGAGCATCCGAAACTACTACTTCCTCAGTCCCCGCGATTGCAGCAGCCTTGGCGGCTTTGTCGTCGAGAACAGGCTTCGTCACTGAGACCTTGGCTTCGACCGGAGCGATTGGCTCGATTGGAGTCGCCGCCTTCGGCGCTTTCGCTTCTACAGCCGCAGCCCGGTCAAAGCCCGGACGCGCGGCCTGAATGTCACTGCGCTTGATTGTCTGGTCGTTGGCGAGCTTCTGGACTGTGCCGGTATTCGGGAGTCCATCGGTATTCCAATGACTGTCGTCGGACGGGTCGAGTTGCGCGAGCGCAGCTAGAACTTTGGGGGTTTCCATTTGATAGCCTCTTGCTTGGGGACACGCCCCGATGCCCATGCAGCGGGGAAAGCTCTTAAAGGTTGGCGGCGGAGAGGGTTTTCCACCCCCGTCCGCCGCCGATCAGTATCCGCCGGAAGTCCCCCCTCTGGACGGACACCGAAGGCTTAAAGCTGACCGAGGCTTGTCGCCGCCGCGATTTGCTCAGCGGTGTAGCTGTCGAGCAAGCCGAAGATCGCGGCCGAAGTCGTGCCGAGGCGCGTCGCCTGTAAGGACAGGAACGAAAGCTCTTGCTTGCTATGATTGAGTCTCGTGAAGTTCGCATAGCGTTGGTGACGCTTGTGCAAACGAGGCGAAGCGAGGGAGTCAAAATCAGCCATTGGCGTGCATCCTTGGTTTGAAGAAGCGGCCGGAAGCCAAGTCTTAGTTGGCTTCCGGCGTATCTCTTAAACCCGCTGGTTATGGACCAGTGTTCGCGGTTGCCGCCGTGGTTCCAAAGACCGCCAAGTTCTGACCGTCGCTCGGGTCCGCCGTCCATGCGTAGCCGCTGGTGGACTCGCGCGTAATCAGGCGGGAGAGCTTGATCTGCTTGCGTTCCGGGAACACGCGGACAAAGGAGCCGCTGGCCGAAAGCTGACCGTTCGTCGGGCCGCCTTCATAGTGAGGCGAAGAACCGACCCACGCGTGGCCGACCGGGTGGATGACCCACTCGACGCGGTTGAACAGGGTGTCCGAGCCCGCGCCGTTGCCGCGCGACGGGTAACGGAACACTTCGGTCGGGACGACCGGGGTGCCGACGCCGAGTCGGAACGAGGCCGGTCCAACGAGCCAAGTGTGGTAGAGGCCGGAGCCGCCGCCAGTGTTGGCGTTGTTGGACGTGTCGCCCGCCGGGTTGGGCATTCCGTCGTCCACGATGACACGGCGACCCAAAAACACCGGGATGTTGATGTGTCCTTCCGCGTCCGGGATGAAGTCGATCAGGTTATTCTTCTGAGCCTTCGAGTAGACGATGGAGTGCATGAACACCGCCGTCACATCTTCGGCCGCGTCGCCGAGCAACGTGCAGGCGTCAATGAACGCCTCCGCGTTGAAGTCGGTGACGCCCGAGCTATAGCCCGAGGCAGAAATGTCATGAGTCAGGTCGTCCTGATTGCCGTACTGAGCGGCAAGGCCCAAGCCGCCCGGGGTAGCACCCGCGTTGGCCGAGGCGTTGGTGAAGAACACGCCGTTGGCTACGGCGACGAAAGCACGCTGTAGACGACGGACCCAATAGTCGGAGACGCGCGATGCGATGGACTGCATCGGGTCGGCACCGGCCAAGGCCGTCGCAAGGCGCATCGTGCTCCACGAACTATTACGGGAAAGTCGAACCGCGACTTCGGCTGACGTTCCAGTGATGTTCGGGGTCGAGTCGTAATTGGGGTCGTCGGAGCCGACGTTTTCCGCCGGGTCACCGATGTCCTGCCAAGACGGGACCGTGAAAGTCAAGCCGCCGCCAGCGAGGAGGTTGTCCAAGAAGTCGTCGCGAGCCGCGATGCCCGACTGGACGATGGCGGTTTTCTCCATCGTCAACTGTTGGGTGTACGGCGTAAAGATCGCGGGGACGATAACGTCTGAGATTGTGGTGGATACGTTAGCCATGGCACTGCCTCCAAGGGGTGAAACTGGATAGCTCCGGCCTCCCCATGGAGGTATCGGGTATTTTGGTCCGGGCGCATCGAGCACTGCCATGAGGCTCAAGAAACGATGGGACCTGATTTCGATGCTGGTATGATTAACGCGTTTTGCTTCGCGAAGCAACCCGGTAAACGCGAAAAAGAATTTTGGGGGATGAAATTCGAGGAAATGCTTTGTTATTCGGCGTTTGCGCTATATTCGCTGCACAGCAAATTTGAAATGCAAAGCCCTAACGCTTTGTAATCATGGGGCGGGGACCGGCTTGAGTGCCATGGTTTCGACACGACACGCCGCCTCAACCGCGAACGTCCCCGCCCCATCAAAACAACAATGCCGCCCCGGGGGCGGCATTGTCAAGTTGCCTTAAGTCAGGTTACGGACTGGTTTATGCGACCTTCCGAGTTGGCCGCACCGCACCGATCTTCGAGTTGGCGCGAGCCGCCAACGCCGCGCCTTTTTCCTCGCCGTTATCGCGGATGTACTTGCCTTGAGCGGTGAGGTTCCAAGCTTCGGCGCTCCAAGGATTGTCCTTGTTGCTGACGCCGCCGCCCTTGCCGCCCTGCGCGCCGCCACCTTGGCTAAGCGGCCACCAATGCGGGCGTTTTTCCTTCATGTCCTTAGCCCATTCCTTCGGGTCGAGACCCGGAGTCATGCCGTTGTCGGACTTGGTGACGAGTTTGCCATCGACGAACTCAAACATGCGTTCACCGACCAGCACCGCGTCGTCGATAGCCGTGGGGAGAACCTGCGCCGCGATGACCGCATCGCGGATCGAAAGCCGAACATGCTCCTGACGGATATTCTCGTTGAGCTTGCCGATTTCGGCTTCCTTCTCGACGACGGACTTCTTCGCCACTTCGAGTTGTTTGGCTAACGAGTCCTTCTCACGGCCGACCGGGCCGACTGCGCGGTTCACCGCCGCGCTGATTTGCGCCTCCACCTTGCCCTCGTCAAGCTTGCCTTCCGCCGTCAGCGTGTCGAGACGCGCCTTGGCTTCGGCCAGTTCTTCATTCAGGGCCGGGAGAGTTGTGGGATCGACATCGCCGAACAATTGCAGCTTATCACGAACTGCCTTGTGATCGGTGCGCTCTTTCAAAAGCGCCACATTCATGCGGTCGATGTCGGCTTGAGTCTTGACCCCTTCGATATTGGTCAACTCAAACTTCCCGTTTTTCTCGGTGTAAAGTTCACCGTAGCCTTCGGGGACATCTTCCTGTTTTTCGTAAACCGTCTTGAGCTTTACAGCCATTGTCGTTACTCCTCACTGTTCCCGTTCGACCATTCGCCCGGGCGGACCCCATGTTCCCTTTTCAGTTCAAACAAACGCGCAATGCCGAAACCTGTGCGGGGGACAAACCGTACTGTTTAGCTGCGGCGAGAACTTGAGCCTTCGTGTATTCTGCTGCGGCCGACCGGACTTGCTTGCAAGCCATCGCGTCGCCGAGTTTGCCACCCTTGAGCACCTTGCGGTACACGACGGACTTTTTCGTAACCGGCGGTTTCAACACTGGCGCGTCCAAAACGGGCGCAACTGTTGAAACGGTCGGCGGGACCCCGGCGCAGGGAGACGCCTGCACACCGAAAAAGATCACCGCCCCGAGGGCGGCGACTGCGAGTGCTCCACCTATAAGATTGATTGAGGGGACTTGCATTGCCGCTCCGGGGAGGTTAAGCCCGGGCATTAACCATGTTTAGGGGCTGCTGTCAAGTCTTTGGTGGCGGCTTCCGCGCCCAAGTATGGGCGGGAGTGGTGAGGTTTCTATCGGCGATTGAGCGCGGGGGGACCATGCTGCGGACGCCTCTATCGAAGCTCTTTCCACGGAACAATTCCAAAGTATCGGCATAGACCGCCTTCGGGGCCGATCCACCCCCGCGCCCCATCTGCTCTTGCTCCGGCGGAGTCGGCGGCGGCGCGTTGGGGTTGAATACGATCAGGTTCGCATCGCTCCCGTTCATTGAGAACGATCCGGTCTCGCACGATAGAATGTGCGTCATAAGTAAGCCTGCGGGCGCGCCGGTCATTTCGTAGGACCCGGCCGCAATCCCGAACTCCACGACTTCCTCGAACTCGGCGGTTGCGCCGGTCATCGAGTAGGACCCGGCCTGCGCATCGAGCACTCGGTTGTAGAGAAGCGCCGCGTCGCTGCCGGTCATCGAGTAGGACCCGACCGCTTCGTCGAGGTACGCGCCGCTCAAAACTTGAAGGAGCGCATCGCTGCCGGTGATCGAGTAGGACCCGACCGCTTCGTCGAGCACGCGATTGTAAAGGAGGGCCGCGTCGTCGCCCGTAATCGAGTAGGACCCGACCGCGAAGTCGAGTAGGTGCGCGGTGAGCAACGCGGCCGCATCGCCCGTGATCGTGTACGCGCCCGGAGTCAGCCCAAGCATATCGGCGAAGGCCAACGACGATCCGGTGATCGCGTAGGTGCCGACCGCGAAATCCAACACTCGATTGTAGAGAAGCGCGGCGGCGTCGCCCGTGATCGCATAGGTGCCCTCCGCGAACCCGAGCGTATCGGCGAAGGCCAACGGCGAGCCGGTGATTGCATAAGTGCCGACCGCGAAATCCAACACGCGATTGTAGAGAAGCGCCGCCGCATCGCCCATGATCGCGTAGGTGCCGACCGCTTCGTCTAGCACACGCGCAATGAACAGCGCCGCCGCGTCGCCCGTGATCGTGTACGCGCCCGGCGCGAACCCGAGCGTATAGCCGAAGGCCAGCGGGGAACCTGTGATTGCGTAGGTGCCGACTGCGAAATCCAACACACGCTTGCGGAGAAGCGCCGCCGCGTCACCCGTGATCGTGTACGCGCCCGGCGCGAGCCCGAGCATATCGGCGAAGGCCAACGGCGATCCGGTGATCGCGTAGGTGCCGACCGCGAAGTCGAGAACGTGATGATAAAGAAGCGCAGCGGCGTCACCCGTGATCGCGTAGGTGCCGACCGCCA